TTCCTGATGTATAGTTATCTCTTCTTGTATTATTGACAACAGCAAAATTTCTTGTTTTGTCTTGAACGATCTTTTTAGCAATCACCATCCTTCCAGTTCGACCATTGCCCTTATTGGTAAACAGGTGAGCCTGAAAGCCTCCTTTTCTAGTAGGGTCTTTTGTTATTCCTGTTCTTTCAACACTAACAACAGGCAACACCAAAGCACCACTACTGTCTCTCAAGGACTTCTCGCTTTTAATCTGAAACGCTCTTTCTGGTGTTTGCCAGAAAATAGGAACTGCTTTCCAGCCCTCGTTTGTGGTTGCACTAAGTTCTAAATCCTCTTTAAGCCAATCTAAAATAGATGCATCGATATCTTCAATAGTAGAAGATAGCATTCCAATCTCGCTTAATTTTAAATTAGTGCCTGGAGGAATCTGAGCAAAATCAAAGTTAATTTTATGTGGCATCGAAAAGCCCCTTTCTTGCTTTACGGCACTTAGCAGAAATTTCAAAGGAGTGTTCAATCTGACCAAATAAATTTCTAGGCTTGCTAAGTTTTACGATCTCATAGTACTTATCGCCATATAAAACAAAGTCACCTTCACGAACAAACATATCTTGATCTTCTTCTAAGCGACGTTTATGAAAATGAACGTTGATCTCAGACTCTGAATCAATACCAACATTATCCAAATAAGATGTTGAAAAGTCTGTAAACTCTACAAGAGCATAAATTCTAATTGGCGGAAGGAATGTTTTTTCAATTGCTTCACCATATAAGTCATGAAATTTTGTTCTCTCTACATCAATAGGATAATAAAGAATTTGTTGACCAATAATCTTTTCAATGAGTTCATCATTGACTTGCTTAACTAAATCACGCTCTTTCTTTCCAAAGAAGAGCGGCGGAGGGGGTGCAGCAGGTCTAGACCACTTGTTATCAGCCATTCAAAAATTATCCTACGAAGATTGGTAGCGGTGAATTTTTTAAAGCACCAACAGCCGCATCTGTCATTTCTTGGTCATTCTTGGCAAGATCAAGATACTTCATCTTATCCAACTGTTCCATTAGTTGAGCCTTAAGTTTTTCTTGCTCATCTTTAGCCTGAGAAAGCAACTCTGAATGGTTAAGCGTTACACTCTCGCCAGGAATCGGCATTGTTGTAAACTTACCACGAATCTGCCCAAGCATCTCTTTACAAAGAGCGAGACAATAATTTCTAATCCATTGTTTACCAATAGCATTAATGTTTTCATAAGGAAGATTATCAAACGGCAACGTATTCATATTATTGATGCCATTTGTGCCATCATCATATCTAGGATTTTCTTCCCAAGCATTACCTTGGTCTACATAAAAATTAACCCAGATGCGATCATCTAAATCATCAAATCCATATCTATCAGGTCTAGGAAACAATCTTAATCGATTATCTTTGATTTCATATGAATAATGAGATGTTCTGGTGTAGATTGAATCTTCATACATAATTGCTTGAAGTTTATTCTGCCATGTAGGGATAATCTCGAAAGTGGCATCATCAGAGAACTGACCATAGGTAGAATAATTACCAACAACACCAATACCGCCATAATAACCGTAAAATCTCCACATTGCTCTAGGAGATTTATAATAAACTTTGGTAATAATAACTCTTTTATCGCCAATGGCTCCACTAAATGGAACAGCATTGCCAGCATCGTCTACGCCAGTACCAGACGCAGAAGAAAGGATTGTTTGTAAATCATAATCTTGAACGCCATTGACAGGTGTAAAAGAACCTGAATAAATAGCAGTCGTGCCACCAAAACCAGCAGCGGTTGCAACAGCATCACCAACACGACGGGCATAAGCAAACTGATATCTAGGAAACTTAAGATTAACATTTGATGGACCTTCTTTGATCTCACCGTTATAGTTAAAAGTTCCTGTAGTCATGCCAAGAAAATCTGACATAACATTGTGGCTTTGATGAAGATTGATAATATAAGAATACTCTAATACTGCCTCTTCATAAGCAGAATAAACATTTGCTGGTGTTAACTCGATGTCTACAACATCACCGCCGAGTTTTTTATAAACATAGGCTACCTGCAAGGAAGCACCAGTAAGAAAATCAGCAGAACCAGTATAAATACCAAACGGAACAGCAGATGCAACAGCAGCAGCAGAACCTGTTGAAGTTAAGATTACTGTGCTGGTTTCAGAGATTGGATTGATTTGTCTAGTTGGCATAGATGTAGTTCCTTCTCAGTAATTAGTATTTAAAAAACAAAACCCCCTACGCAAGGTAGGGGGCTTGACGAATGAAAGAAAATTATTTAGAAGATTTTACTCTTCAGTTGTTTTTCTTTTGCGTGTTGTTGCTGCTTTACGACGCTTAGGTTTTGGTGCCTCCATGACTGCTGGCTCTTCAACCTTCTCAACAACAGGGGCAGCAACTTCAACTGCAACCTCTGCAACCTCTACAGGTGCCACCTCAGCAGCAACAGCACGAAGTTTAAGGGCTTTACGCTTACGAATATTCATAATGAACTCTCCTTTACAATAAATAGTGTAATAATAATAAAAAACCCCCGGCTTTTACACCGGGGGTTATTTGTCCATTATCTAGTAACTAGAATCAGGAACCGGACTCACCAAGGAGACCACGCACGATAACAAGACCATACATGTCTGGACGAACCATCTTCTTAGCATAGCGAGTCATAACGCCCTTACGTGGGACGAAATCTTCAGGTCCAAAGATGGTTGGTGTTGTCTGGAGTGGCACGTATGGAGCATACACGTAGCCAGACTCAAGGAAGCTGGAGCCGCGACGACCAACGAGAACCACGTTACGGAGGAAGTATGGGTCAACGATGACATCAAACTTCTTGCTGAGGGAACCGACATTCACGGCACCAATGGAGCCGGTCTCGTCGTCAGCGGTAACGCTAGCACGGAAGCCAGCAGTAAACTCAAGCACGTTGGCAACTTCTGGTCCACAGACGATGAAGTTAGCGCCACCGCGAAGAGTCTTACGGTGAATCTGAGCGGAAACATCGTTGATGGTCTCAACGAGTGTCTCGTACCACTCGGACACTGTACCAGTGAAGTCTGGAGCAGCAGCAGAAGCACCGACCTCAACACCGGTCTCACGGTTCACGAAGAGACCTGGGGAGCGAGACCAGTAGTATGTACCGGCTGTAGCACCGTTCACGAGGTCAGCAAGGATCTCGCGGTCAATCTCAAGAGCAATCTGCTCGGAGAGAATGCTGGTAAGCTCTGTCTCTGCGTCGAGGTTGTGGTAAGCGTTGCGGTCCTGACCCAACTCTGGTGTCCACTTAGCCTTGAGCTTCTTGGTCTGAGCGGTAACAGCCACGGAATCAACCTTGATGTCGATCTCTGGGATAAGCTCAGAACCCTCAAGACCCCACTCGGTTGTACCGACCACGGAACCGAAAGCACCACCGTTGGCGAATGTATCGCGAACTGGGAACTCAATACCGAGGTTCTTTGCTCCACCATCGCTGAGCGCAGCACCATCACCAAGGGAAACAGTTGTGTGGAAGTAAAGCTGAACATTGCCAGTGTCGGAACCAGTAACCTGGGTGGTACGACGAATCTGAGCAGTGTTAGCGGTTGTGTGAGTGGTAGCAAGAATGTCGCTTAAGTTCTCAATGCTAGCAGAAATGGTTCCGAGGTTGTCATAGTCAAGATCGGAATCAAGGTTAGCCTGTGGAACGTCAAGACGAATAATCCAACCAGCGTCACCGGAAGAAGAGATAGCAAGAAGATCAGGATCGAAAACGATGCTCTTCTTCTGAGCCACTGTAGCACCGGTAAGGGAGAAAGAGGAAAGAATCATAGCACTGGAGGTAACGGAGCTAGAGCCGCTTGGGGAAGCGTAGGAATAGCCACGAGCACCAACGGTACGTGGACCGGAAAGATCCTCTTTGAGGTCACCGATAAGGCTGACGCCGCCAGTGATCTGGGAGCCAACACGGTTAGTACCATAAATAGAATCGTTAGCGGTGTTACCGAAACGGCTATCTAAAGTACCAGAAGCACCAAGATTTGGTGAGAACACGAAATCAAGGAAGAAGATGAGTCCACTTGGGAGACTCATTGGCTGAACGCTAACGAGATCGTTAGCAATCAAGCCTGCAAAAACGCGACGAACGATTGGGAAAGCCACTGCAGCAAAACCCTCAACGTCACCAGCGCTCATGCTGGAGGACTCACGGAGAAGCTCCTTTGCCTGGTTCTCAAGCAAACGAGCCATGGAAGCCTTCTTGCGATCATCTGTAAGACCCTCAAGAAGTCCTGTGCGCTCCCACTTGCCGAGAAGAGCATTGCTCTCGGCACGCATGTCACGGTTGACAACACCTTCGGTCAACCTTTCAATAATACTAGCCATTTTAAATTTACCTCCTAAAATATGTTTTATTTAATTCCGGCTAAACGTTTCATTCGCTCTGCGAATGCATCTT